CGTATTCTGCAATTATGACGTCCTTATTATAAAACCTACTAAATACCGACATCACTCGGAACACGCCCCTTTCGTTTGCGGAACGGGTCAAGACGTTTATAATAATTGCTGAAAATCTCGTCATTATCATTTTCGGCATATGTCACGGAACGTTCGCCCTCGCTTACACTCTTGACTACCTCGGGACTTTTACTGTCCCCATAGCCTTTTATTCTGTACATATCCGCCGCAATCTTCGGAACAAGACTTTCAAGCTGACGGGGCAAAACCTCAATATGACAGTAAGACATAATCATATTAATTGTGTCGTTAATCAAAAAGGACAACAAGCTGTCTTGCTCGTCGTCCTTTATTCCCAACAACATTTTTAGTGTCCCCAACTGTTCCATATTATTCACCGCTTACAACGTCGGCACTGCCCGACTTTCTCGCTTTGCCGTCTGCGGTAACTTCCGCAACTGTAATCTTGTGACCGTTTGTCGCAGTGATTTCGTCACCGTTGTTAAACTCTGTCCACTTCGACAAATCGTCGTCATACGCAACACTTAGAGCGGTGCTTGCGGCAGTCTTGTAAACCAACTTGTGACCGCCGATAGGCTTTGGCGATACTGTAATAACAGTGTTGCCTGTTGTTCCTGCAACCGATTCAACTGTCAATTCGCCAAGTGTCGGAACACCGTTCTTAAATGCGGCAAATGCGTCGTCCTTGACAACAAGGAAACCTAAACGCATAGTAGCCTTGATTGCAACCATATCTTGCTCGGCAAGTGATAGCGGTTTACCGTCACTGTCAAGAGTGCCTTGTAGTGTTGCCTCTGTAAGAATTTCATAGTTGATACCTGCACGCATACCGACAACGGCATACTTGAAGTTACCTGTGATAATATCGGCACGTTTATTGTCCCACGCACCGTTACGTACAAATTCGATAGGCTGACCGTACAGCTCACCGCCTGTTGTACCGTTGACATATGCAGGTGCTCCGTTTGCGTCACGCAATTTTCTCAGCATATTCTTAACACCGATACGACCGATAAATCCCGACGGGTCATAGCCGTTTTCTTCAATCATCGACATTGCGTCAGACATAGCAATATCAATATTTGCGTTGTCCGTAACAACCATATGCTTACTGTCGATAGCGTTCATAATGTTTGTCTTGAACGGTGAATTTGTACCGAAAATGCACGCCGCGTCAATCGCTCTGTAAAATGCCTCTGCGATTTCCGGCTTTAGTTCCTCAAATACGCTGATAGTCGTATCTTCCAATTTTTCCTTTGTTACCGGAATAATAACGGCTAACTTCTTCGCCTCGATTTCAGGGTGAATCCAAGTAGCACCGCTTGTCTTAATTCTTTCACCCTCACCGACCCAGTAAGCACCCGGACCGTCTGTAAGTACGTTAAACTTCTTTTTCTCGTGTTTCATTTCCTCGACTTTCGCCATTCTTAAAACACTTGAACCCCTTGTCACCATTTTGATGATGTCTGTTGCTTGTTCGACAGGTACAAAGCCTGTCAATTCATTTTTCAAATAACCCATTTATTTCACTCCTTATCTCTGATTTTCTCTGATTATGTCCATAAAACTGCCTGTGTTGTGACCGCCACTGCCACCGTTTAAATTCGGTGTTTTTCCCTTTAAACGCTCGGTAACACCTGCTTGTACATCTTTGTCATAGCTTTCTTTTATCTTGTCAATAACCGCCTTTGTGCTATCCTTGTCCTCTGCTATGATGTACTTTGCAATCTCGGCGGACAGTCCGACTTTGGCAAGTTCCGTTTCGGCATATGCAACGATTTTTTCACGTTCAAACTCTGCCTTTGCTTTTTCAAATTCTTCTCGTTCCTTGTCGTCGTCCTCTTTTTTTCTTTGCTCGTTTGTCAACTTGGCTTTTCTCGCGCCCTCGTTTTCAGCGTCCTTTAGCTTTTGTTCAAGGTCCTTTTCCCACTCCGCTTTTGCCTTAGCTATCGCTTCGTCAATCGCCTTTTGATTGTCGCCGTTATTCGGTGCGGGAGGTGTCGGAGGTGTCGGAGGTGTTGGCTCCGTTGTTTTTGTTGGATTTGGTGTTGGCTCTGCCATTCAAATCATTCCTTTCTGAAAAATTGTATAAAAATAAGACGTATAACCCCACGTCTAACAGGGAGATAATCGGATCACCATTCCTTTCTTCTATGTGTATGTTGTGCCTACTCTCACACTATCACCGCCTTTCAATGTATCAAAAAAGCACGTCTAACAACGTGCTTTATATTTATCCTGTTTTCAAAAGTCTTTTCTTGCGAATATTATCTATATATGTCTTATACTCGCATTCACAACGTTTTAAGTCCTCAACTTGTTCTGATTTTGTCTGATGTCTACTTCGTTCAATCCTTAATCTTTCCTGTTCTTCCAAATACATTATTGTTTCGTCTATATCTTCACTTGTAAATCCCTCAAATTGTGATAAGTCAACAGGTCTGTCATCTATAAGAAAATTAGGCATTTAAACCACCTCCCAAAAATCTATTTTATGATTTTCTTTTAATTTCGCTAATGCTTTTAACTGTGCTTCTTTTTCAGAATAACCATTACTTGCAAACTTGCTTACGTATAGATTATATAACTCTATAGAAACTTCCTGTTCCGAAGTATACGAATACAAAGTTCCGTCGTGACAAGCAACAAAAGCTTTACTATATCCCTGTTCAAAGAAACAATTAAAATCTGTTGCACTCGGCGGCATACTTGCAGGGTGGGAATGTATGGCATAAATATTTCCATATCGTGCCAAAACCTTATTCCGACGTTTAGACTTAACAACACCGCTTGTTTCTTTTTCATTAAGTGCGCTTGCTATAATTTCACCCGTATTACCGTCAATCCAATACATATCTTCAAACTTTGTGCCGCTTCTGTGCTTTAACGCCGCTTTTGCACAATCGTATAATGTTTTATTAACCGCTTTATTTTCACTTATATTATCAAACTTACGTTTATATTCTCCGCTTTCAATATAAGTTTTATTCACAAGTGTAACTTTATTTCTTCCATATCTTTGGTTTTCAAGTGCAACCGAACCACTCCTTGCTTTTATTATACCACGTTTTTCACTATTTGCAACATATTTTAACGCATTTTTCTGTTCGTCCGACAAACTGTTTTTCCATTCGTCAAACGTCATACTTCCGTCAACCTTATAATTTTCACCAGTGAGCGGATCGCGTGCAATACGACTCGTCAAATTCACGTCTGCCATAATCGTAACACACCGACAACGTGGGTGTATCGGTGGGAAGTTTTCGCCCTCAACGGCTTTGTCGGTATCAAACACGCTACCGTCAAGACTTCCGCACCTGTCACACGTCAATTCAGACAGTGCCGCAACAAAACGATACTGTTTTATACCTATTTCCTCATACGCCATTCTCTGACCTTGGTTCATAAAATGTGCCGTTTCACTCCTCACAAGAGTTTCGGCTGATGTTCGTATTCCACCCGGTGCAGTATCTTTGACGTAATCAATCAGCTTATCGGTCATACGACTTACACTGTGACCGCTTATTATACCGTCCTCAATCGTCTGTCCGACTGCCTGTATAAATCTGTCGTTATGTATCCACACTCTCTCGCTGTAGTTGTGACCGTGCCACGGCTCTCTTAATACCATATTAACCGCTCTTTGCGGAATTAGTGAAAAATCAATTCCGCAATTCAATCCTTGTGCGGTATCAAAAATATTCATATAATAAGCCGTCTTTACTGCACTGTCATACAGTTTCTTTTGTTCCTTTATAGCCTCATTCGCAACGTGTCTGAAATAGATGTACACATTACGTTTCAATCCCTCTAATCGGCTAATTCTCGCACCGTATGACTGTGCATTTATGCGGTTTAGAATTTCCTTTTTGACTGTCTTGTCGTCTGTTTCGTCGTACAGTTCAAGCAGTTCTTCGTACTGCTTATCGCTGTCGGCTATGCTCATTAATCGGCGTGCCTCTTTTTCGGGTATATCGGTTGAAATATAGGCTTTAAACGTTTTCTCAATGTCATTGTTTACATTCT